GCAAGAACGAGTATGTTCCCATCGAGGTTCACTGGTCGCAAGTTCCCATGTATCCTGGCGGACCTCTGCGAAACGAAAAATGGAGAGAAGAAACGATTGCAAACACCAGCGAGATTCAATTCCAGACAGAGTTTGAATGTGACTTTGTTGGTTCTGCGAACACCCTGATATCCTCGTCTAAACTTCACGCTTTGTCTTGGGTGAATCCAATCGAACGAAATAAGGATGGACTGGACATTTATGAGGAACCAAAAGCAGAACACAAATATGTCTGCGTCGTTGACACCGCACGAGGACAGGGTAAAGATTACAGTGCGTTCACCATAACGGACATAACTCAGACTCCATACAAGGTGGTTGCAAAGTATCGAAATAATATTATTTCACCGATGGTTTATCCCACCGTGATCAAAGCGGTCGCTGAAAAATACAACATGGCACAAACGCTCATCGAAATCAACGACATCGGTGGACAGGTTGCGGATGTTCTTCACCGTGACTTGGAGTATGAGAACATTCTTATGTGTGCTTTCCGAGGTAGAGCAGGACAAACAATCTCTGGTGGTTTCGGTGGATCAAACACTCATATGGGTGTGCGAACAACGAGTGTTGTAAAAAAACTTGGATGCTCTGTTCTCAAAAGTTTGATCGAGCAAGACAAAATGATTGTCGAAGATTTGGAGATCGTGAACGAACTCATCACATTCGTGGCAAAAGGACAATCATACGAAGCAGATGAGGGACATAACGATGACTTAGTGATGACACTTGTTCTTTTTGCTTGGCTTACTCGACAAGATTATTTCAAGGATTTGACAAACACTGATGTTCGCATAGATATATTTGACGATGAAATAAAAAGATTAGAAGCAGAAGTAATGCCTTTTGGGTATGTTCCTCACCTTGAAAGTGACGCAAACGGGGTATGGGATGGTGAGGATAGATGGTTTCCTTAAAAATTTGAAAACTATAAATACACTGAAAACCTGTAACTCCGGAGGACAAAAATGGCTGAAATTAAATTCATAAACACTGGTCGTGCAAGAGTTATTATTAACGTTGACGACTCATCATTTGTTAACCTTTTTTCAGAGGGAGAGGGAGCACATATTTCTGCTTTTATCCCCAGAGATGGATCTATTGTTGATAAATTAGGAAACACGGCTGAAAGAAGTCAGGGATTTCTCGAAGAAACTAATCTTGGCAACTGGGGAACTCGCTTAAGAGATGCCTCTTTCGGTCAAACTGCATTTACTTCCCCAGAGGACACAAATTTTGGTTTATCTGCCGATTGGTACTCGGTTCAACAGTATTTGTTGTATGGTGGTAATGTCGTTGTTGGATCTACTCCAGACAACTTTACAAATGTTTTAATTGACTCCATGTATTCAACTTCCGGAAATCTTCCACACGTTACAGATGCCATGACTTCAGCGATGTCATCTAGAGGTGGTGATTTCGTTGCCATTTTCCCCGCAGGTGGATCTGGTGCCGGTGTAACAGCGGAAGAATTGAGTGTATCCGGTGTTGGTGCTGGTGATGCAGATAAAAAGATTCTTGTCTATGGTTACAAGAAACACTTAGGGTTTGAAAGAAATGCAACCGATGAAAACAAATTGATCACCACCTCATGTGCTGCCGATGTTGCGGGATGTTTGGCAAGAACTGATAGAGAGTTTGCCCCATATTACTCCCCCGCTGGATTTAAACGAGGTAGAATTCTCGATGTTGTGCGATTGGTGCAAAACCCAACTGAGTCTGAGCAGGATCGGTTGTATGACGCAAACATTAACCCAGTTGTTACATTCGTGGGTGAGGGAACATTCTTGTTTGGTGATAAAACCGCACAAGATGAATCATCTTCCCTGAGTAGAATTAACGTTTCAAGACTCTTTATCTTCTTGAAGAGAACAATCGGACGAATCGCTCGACAATTCCTCTTTGAATTTAACGATGTTGAGTCACGATCTGCTTTCAGTTCACAAGCATCTAATGTATTGAGAGCAATCAAAGCAGATAGAGGTGTCTTTGACTTTAAAGTTCAATGTGATGAATCAAATAACCCACCGGATAAGATTGACGCAAACATCTTCACGGCTGATATTTTTGTGAAACCAACAAAGTCTGTCAACTTCATTCAATTAACATTCACAAACAAAAATCAGTCAGATGAACTGAACTAATAGAAGGAGAGAACAATGGCAGACGTAAGTTCTTTTAGATCACAGTTTCTTGGTGGAACAAGACAAAACAGATTCATTGTTCATGGATCTGTTGGTACAGAAAACACCGATTTAAACTCACAAACTAAATTTTTTGTAAAGGCAGGACAATTACCACCATCAACAGTTGGTATTATTCCAGTGCCATACAGAGGTCGTATTGTGAAGGTTCCCGGTGACAGACAATACCTTGAATGGCCGATTGTTTGTTACGATCAAGCAAAGGTTGCCGGTGGTAGACAATCCGGTGGAGAGGGCGATGGTGGGGGAGGAGCCCAAGCCAATGTAAATGCGACCACAATTTATCGTGCGATGCACGATTGGAGTGAACAAATCAACAGTCATGTTAATAATGTTCAAAGTGAAGACTGGACAGATATTGCTTCTGGTGGTCTTACCGAGTGGAAAATTGCACACTTAGACTTGGAAGGAAATGCTCTTAAGGGTTATAAGTTGATTAACTGTTGGCCCGTCGAGATTGGTTCAATTGACTTAAGTTTTGATGCTTTGGATACCGTGGTCGAGTTCCCAGTGACTCTTGCATATGATCACTTTGTTCCGATGACGGCAGATGAACTGGGTGCAATGAAACTTGAACCCTCTGGCAATGCTGGTGATGCCGGTAACTAATAAATACTTTATACTATGATTACAGTGAAAGAAGGAAAATATGCCAATAAATTTATTCGGATTTACGATTGGTAGACAAGAAAATAATGAGTCGGGTGCAAACGATGTTGTTGCACCCGATTCTTATGATGGTTCTTATACTTTAGATTCTGGATCAGTGTATGGTGGATTCATGTCCACCTACACTGATTTTTCAGGTGGTGCAAAGACAGAAGAAGAATTCATAAAACGATATCGGTCAATGTCACTTTTTCCAGAAGTGGACATGGCAATCGAAGATATCGTGAATGATGCGATTGTTTTGGACGAGGATCAGGATCCCATAAAATTAGATTTGGAAAAGACTCTCCTCCCAGATCAAATCAAAGCAAGAATGTATCAAGAATATGAAAGAATTCTTGAACTTCTTAATTTTGCAAAAGACTCTCATCTTTTGTTTAGACGCTGGTATGTTGACAGTAAACTGTTTTTTTACATCATGATTGATGAGGAAAATCCTCAAAATGGCATAAAAGAACTTAGATCAATTGATCCGCTCAAGATTAAAAAAATAAGAAATGTTAAAAAGATTCAAAATGGATCTAACTTATCAATTCCAAGATATGGTGAGGTTGATGAATTTTATGTTTACACTAATCAAAACAAAGATGCAACTTTTCAAACCGGAGCGAGTGGTGTTCGCTTAACGATGGACTCCATTATTTATTGTCACTCTGGTTTGATTGATGCAGGATCAAAACGAGTGGTTGGATATCTTCAAAAAGCAATTCGTCCATTGAACATGCTTCGTCAATTGGAGGACGCTGCGGTCGTGTATCGTATGTCAAGAGCACCAGAACGAAGAGTGTTCTATGTTGATGTTGGTAATATGCCTACTCAAAAAGCACAACAATACATTGAAGGTTTGGCAAAACGATATAGAAACAAACTTACATATGATCAGTCAACAGGAAATTTAAGAGAAGAAAGAGATCACTTCCACATCATGGAAGATTTCTTCCTCCCACGAAAAGAGGGTGGTAAGGGAACTGAAGTCACAACTCTGCCTGGTGGCACAAACCTTGGTGAAATGAGAGATGTTGAGTATATGCTTCAAAAATTATATTACTCACTCAATGTTCCACCATCAAGGATGCAGGCTGATAATGGATTCAATATGGGTAGGCAGGCAGAAATTACAAGAGACGAAGTAAAGTTTGCCAAGTTTATTTCCAGACTAAGAGATCAATTTTCAAATCTCATTCTTGATGCACTTAAAATTCAACTTTCTCTCACTGGTGTTATGAGTCTAGACGATTTTGAGTTGCTACGACCAAAAATAAGATTCTCATACAATAGTGACTCTCATTATTCAGAACTTAAAACCACAGAACTTATGAAAGAACGGTTAACTGTTGCTGCTGGTATGGAACCGTATATCGGTAGATATTTCTCAAATTCATACATAAGAAGAGAAATTTTTGGCATGACAGAGGATGTTGAATCCAGAAACATGGCAGAGATAGCAAACGAAATAAAAACAGGTGAAATACCAACAGGACCATCACCCGAGGAGGAGCAAGAATGAACAACCCATTACTTTTACATGCGTTAAACGAAGACAAAGAAAACTTCAAATCATTGACAGAAACAATGATTCAGGAGCATATCGCTGAGAGATTGATGGAAACACAAAAAGAAGTTGCCTCCGAAATGTGTGGTTCTAATGTTGAAATTGTTGAAACAAATGAAGCGTTTGTCTCCATTATTAATGAGTGTTTAGATGAAAATGTAATTGTTGATGTTGATTTTGAAGACGGCAACAGTGTTGAACTTACACCAGACTTAGCAACAATCATCGCAGAAACACACGACTCTCTTCCAAAAGACATTCAAACTCAATTTAGAAGTTCACTTTTTGAAAGTAAAGAAAACTTCGTGCGAATGATGGAAGCAATCATGGAGGAAGAAACCAATGAGTGATATAATCAAAGCCATTTACGAAAGAAAAATGTCTGATGCCAAGGATCTTATTGACGAGACCTTGTTTAGAAAACTAGCAGAGGCATTAGTTGAAGCAAAAGACTCGAAGAAAAAACTTGATCCCGTTGGACAAGAAGATGGTGACATCGACAACGACGGTGATGAGGACGAAACCGATTCATATCTTGCCAACAGAAGAAAAGCCATCGGTAAAGCGATGAAGAAAGAGGATATGCAATATGAGGAAAAAATGGAGAAACTTGACTCACGAGGTTTAGGTGTAACTCGTCAGAGTGGTCTTGGTAAACCAACAAAAAAGAAAAAAACCAATGAGTCGGTCAATGAAGGTGCCCCAGGTCACGATCATGAGCATCAAAGTGCTTTCGATCACAGCGAAACAGAGGCAAAAGAAAAATCTCTCAGAAAAGTTAAAATGAGGGCCAAAGGGGGATCCTACTAATGGCACTAAAACTCATCACAGAAATGAATGAGGATATCAATTTCATCTGCGAAGCGGATGAAAAAAGTGGTAGAAAAAACTACTTTATCGAAGGTATTTTCATGCAAGCCGAACAAAAAAATAGAAACGGTAGAGTCTATCCTACTGGTGTTTTGATGCCTGTGGTTGAAAAGTATAATAAAAATTATGTCGCACAAAATCGTGCGTTGGGAGAACTTAATCACCCACAAGGACCCACCGTTAATCTTGACAGAGCGTCTCATATGATCAAAGAACTCAAGCAATCTGGTTCTGATATCATCGGTAAAGCAAAAGTCATGGAAACACCTATGGGTAAAATTGCAATGAACCTTATTGATGAGGGAGCAAAACTCGGTGTATCCTCTCGTGGTATGGGTAGTCTTAAAATGAATGAGAACGGAATTAATGAAGTCCAAAAAGACTTCATGCTTGCCGCTGTTGATATTGTGGCTGATCCATCCGCTCCAAATGCGTTTGTAAACGGTATTATGGAGGGTAGAGAGTGGATTTGGAACAATGGAATTCTTCAAGAGAAACACATTGCAGAGTATCAAGAACAAATGAAAAACACTTCGAGTAGAGAACTTGAGGAAAAAGCCGTTTCATTGTTCAAAGATTTTCTTTCAAAAATCTAAATAATATAAATAACACAGAAATCGTCTACCTTAAGGAGATAACTAAATGGCTCAGAAAAAGAAATTAAGCGAAGCGGACACATTGAACACACAATCCTTTGAGGATCCCGTTCTTTACACGGATGCAGAAGGAAAGAGTGCTAAACTCGGAACTTTGGATGCCCCAGATAATTCAAAGAAAAACAAAGATACCATTAAAGGTGCAGCAGGTCAAGAACCAGCGGATGGTGACTTGGCTGGTCCTGCAAATGAAGATGTCTTTGCTGAACTTTTTGACGGTGAAGGTCTTTCTGAATCTTTCAAGTCTAAAATCAAGGGTGTCTTTGAAGCAGAACTCGCACAAAGAACTGATGCCATCACCGAAAACTTGAAGACTGAATTCCAAGAAGAACTTGAAACAAAGGTTCAAGGACTTTCCGAAGAAATGTCTGGTAAAGTTGACGAGTATCTCAACTATGTTGTCGAGAACTGGATGGAAGAAAACAAACTGTCTGTTGAAACCGGAATGAGATTGCAAATTGCTGAAAGTTTCATGGACGGTCTTAAGGATCTGTTTGAAAACCATTACATCAGTGTCCCTGACACGAAAGTTAATCTTTTAGATGATCTCTTTGAAAATCAAGAAAAAACTAAAAAACAACTTGATGAAGCATTAGAAATTAATAGTCAATTGTTGAGTGCTTTAGAAAACAATAAAAAATCTGAACTCGCTTACGCTCTTTCTGAGGGATTGACTGATCTCGACAAAGAAAAATTCTTCTCTCTCGCAGAGGAAGTTTCCTTTGAGGACGAAGAGACCTACAGCCAAAAACTCGTCGGAATCAAAGAAAGTTACTTCAATAAAAAAGCATCAAAAGCGACCTCTCTCGTTGAAGAGGTAGTCCCAAGTGTTGAGCCCACACAACAAATTGACGAAACAAGTGGAGTCATGGGACATTATTTAAAAGCGATTGAGAGAGGAAACCGATTTAACAAAGGTTAAAGTTTAAGAAACCATAAATACCAACACTAGGTAACAAGGAGAAACAACAATGGACTTAGGAAACACAACCCCATACGATGTTTTGGAAGAAAAGTGGAATCCCGTTTTGGAAACCTCTGCTCTCCCTGAAATGACTGACAACTATAAGAAGAAAGTTACTGCTGTTCTTCTTGAAAATACAGAGACTGCTCTTCGTGAGCAATCATTAAACGAAACAACCAACCAAATGGGTGGTGGTTTCGCCGTCTCCCAGGCTGCTTCCAGTGCCGGAAACCTTCAAGGTTATGATCCGGTTCTGATCTCGCTCGTTCGTCGTGCGATGCCTAACTTGATTGCTTATGATATCGCTGGTGTTCAGCCCATGTCGGCTCCCACCGGTCTTATCTTTGCGATGAAGTCTAAGTACGACACGCAAGACGGTTCCGAGGCTCTCTTCCAAGAGGCATTCGCTAAGTTCTCCGGTTCTGGTAACACATCTACCAACGCACCGACACTTGCATCTGATGGTGTTACACCAATTACTTCTGCTGGTGCTCGTCAGAGTGGTGCAACTCTATTGGACGGATTCCGTGGTATTCTGACCGGCCGTGCTGAAACAATGGGTGCTGCTGACGCATCTACTTCTTCCGCAAGCCCTGCCTTCCGTGAAATGGCGTTCAGCATTGAGCGAATCGCTGTTGAAGCACGAACTCGTGCCCTGAAGGCTGAATACACCACAGAACTCGCTCAGGATCTGAAGGCTGTTCAC